CGACCCGAGAGGAAGTCATCCTCTTCAATCGTCTTCACGAGCACCTCCATTAGAGCCTGCTGAGCATATTGCATGCAGGTAGGCTCTACGGCGATGATTCGCGGCGTTTTGAGCGTTTTAGGCACCGTTATAACCTTAACGGGTTTTTCGGCGCCGGGTTCGGCGTACGTTACGGAGTCAAGATGTCCTCTATGTCCCCAATTGGGGATGAGGAACTCGCTTGAGGGGAAGTATTCCTCAAGCCTCCGGGTCCAGTACTTGAAATTGTACTTGGCATTACCGTAGAGTTTATCTGCGGTGCTGCCTGGACCATGACGGGGAGTGAAGTCTGTCTCATAAACCTTTCGGTCACTATGAAACAGAACGTTACTCCACAAAACGTCACAGACGATATCAAAATGAGCAATAAGCTCAGCAGATACTGACTGTGACCAGTCATGAACGTCGCTCTCACATTGGATGAACTTTTCATACGCTTTCCTTGTGCGCTTTTCAGTGCAGGGAAGGAGGACCTTCTTGAACAACAGAGTGATCTGTCGTATCGCAAAGATCGAGTTTACGTCCGGTTCATCCAATAGCATACCAGTGCGTGTATCGAACACAAGGCAAAGGAAACCTGAGAGAAATCTCGGGAGCCCCTCAGTCCGTTTAAAACTACGGAACTGATCGTTGCCCACATAACCCTGGTCCAGACTTCTCTCGAAGTCGGAACAGAAGTTAGGAAGAGTTATCGTCAAAAACGATAACCCCTCATGTTCGACACGTCTCGTGATGGTTTTCCAATCACGAGTGGTGCTAGCACAACACAGTGTACCCATATCTTGGAGTACACACCACAGGAGTTGCATAAGGCTTTTCATCATTCTTCCTCTCAATGTAGGGAGTAATTGATCCTGAGCCTCATGCCCGAACAGAAAACCCTAGCACCAAGGATATGGTGCTAGGGATCCGAGACTGCTGGCGAGAGAAGTTAGTTCTCGCCACCCAGAAGTTGGGTAACCTTAGCGCCCGAAGAGGCGGTAAGATAAGCGGTCAAACCATCGACGATCATCTTGGCCTCCGCCACGGTATAACCCGTGGGGGGGAGGTCAACGACCAGGTACGCGGACATCGAATACTTGATGTTTTGCGCCGAGATCAGAGGATCGGCTGCGATCTTCGCATGATTCAAACGAATCGTGCGACGAGTGCGCTTTCCCACGTCGTGGGAAATCACCAGGCCGACAAGTCCATCATCTTTTTGATAAGTGGACGCGCGGCCGGTGGAGCCGCCGGTGACAACTCGCGGAAGCGAATTGGCAACGGCATTGATGGTTACGGATTGGGGATCTGCGAAGGCCATAAGGCACAACTTTCGGTGGTTTTGCTGTTATCAGCAGCCCCGAAGGGCGAGGGATTCGTCCCTTGATAGAGACGGTGCTCAACAAGAGCTACAAGCCCCGGCTAATTCCGAGGGCGAGTATGATGGCTTTTTGTTTCGAACTAAAATCCGATTCATTCAAGCCAAAGCCGTATGGAGTAGCTCGACTACGTGACTTAGTCACAGACCTCACGGTCTGGTCGAGATCGAGACGGCGCCCTTCATAAAGGACGCAGTCTCGCAATGAGTATACGGTTTCGGAGACTGTCGTCTCCATAACATAGCCGTACCTCATTATGAGACCGTCGTTGGAAAAGGCAGACCAGTTATGTATTACATTTCCGGCATTGCCCACCCAATCGGCGGCCCAACTCCAAGGTGCCAACTTCCAAACGAGATCGGGAGTCAGGCGCGTTCCGAGAAGTCGGTTCGCTAAAGCCTCAGTACGCCTAGCTCTGTTGCCGAAACCGACAGCAGAGGGAAGGTAGTACGTGAAGCAACCTGAAAACCAGCGATTAGCTGTCTTCCGATCCGTTCGCAGCAGATACCCTGGCCGAGAGTAGTGCGGCGTATCCAGGACAGGGGAGCCATAAGCGACCCCCATGTTTACTGTTGCCGTAGCACTCTCGGAAGGTAATGTCCTGCGTCTCCTGATGTTTTGACCACTACCCCGGCTATATTGCTGGATGTATTTGTCAAGATTCTTGGCAACCTTAGCGAAGCTAAGGATGTCTCGAACGTACGGAGCCCATCCAAACTGGAAGGCCAAGTACGCATCAGAGTAAGCCTTAGGGTTAATATCTCGCTTATCTTTTATGATATGATCGAGACGCCGAAATTCGGCACCCTTACGCTTCCAATCCCCGATGAGCGGCTCAAACATTTGTTTGGCGTCGCGTAATTCACCGAGGAAGACGCCCAATCCACTCAAAGGATTAGTCGGGATACATGACGCAATAGCGTTCGTTCCCATGGCATTAAGTCTTGCCTGACTAGATCCTTCAACAAAGTCGCCCGTGCCGAGATTAGAAGTTCGGCCGGCAGCGAAAATAGGACCTTGATAGATCCTATTTATCCCATTATAGGGATCGTTGCGACGAGTCTGGGAGTCTACCATGGCATAGCCACCGTAGACACCAGTTTTTCGTGAGAGGAAACCGCCTCCGTTGTCACTTATCCCGCGAGGGCGTGGGTGAGTTCCGGAGATTGTGGTTTGAAACTCAGAGTGTTCACAGGGAATTCGATTATTATAAATCGGATTTCCATTATACGTGATCTTTTCGACGCCCTCCATTTTTATGGAGTAATTGCGACGACTCTTAGTTTCAATGGACATTACCTAGCTCCATACGTGGTAAAGACCCAGGTAATCTGGGTGGTGTTTGTGCGAGCACGGAGCCCCC